ATACGCAATGGGTCACAACGTGTTGAGACCTGCAACTGCGGTTGCTTTGATTCAAGGACTATAGGATCAAGGTAATTCTTTTTGGGAGTATCCTTTAACTAGGGTGCTCCCTTTTTTTTACTACATTATAAAGGTAACATGAGTCTAAATAAAATGACTGAGTTAGAGGCAGTCAATTCAATGCTGATAACGATTGGAGAACAGCCAGTTTCTAGTTTAGATAACTTAGCAGGACTACAAGATGCCAGTATTGCCAGACAGATTCTCTCTAACATCTCACGTGCAGTACAATCTAAAGGATGGGTATTCAATTTAGATCTTCAAGTTACATATACACCAGATTCAAATGGACAAATTATATTAGGATCAAATGTTATACGAATTGATAGTACATCCAAGGTTAGAGGTACAACAAAAGATGTGGTTGAACGAGGTGGTAGACTATATGACAGAGAGAAAAACACAAGTATATTCACAGGTGATGTGAAGGTGGATAGAGTAATAGTTTTAGTCTTTGATGACTTACCAGAGGCAGCACGTAGATACATAGCAACTAGATCAGCACGTGTGTTTCATGATAGAGTAGTGGGGTCAGGTGAGTTACACAGGTTCTTTCAGGAAGACGAAGGACAAGCATGGTCTGAGTTACTGGAGTATGAATCAGAGGTAGGAGACTACACCATCTTTGATGACTATGATGTATTCAGGATAATAGAAAGAGACACAGGTAAGGTAAGACAAACTACAACACCAACAACATAAGATGGCACTAATTTCAGGAACAATACCTAGTTTAATTAATGGAATCTCACAACAACCTGCAACACTCAGGTTACCAACACAAGGTGAGATACAAGAGAATGGATTGTCTCACATTGCAAGAGGACTAGAGAAGAGACCATGTACTGAACACGTAGCTATTACTGGTGTGACATCAAACAATAGTAATGATGTATTTATACACACCATCAGGAGAAGTGAAGATGAAGCATATGCCATAATTGTTAAAGGAACAGATAAAACTCCAGAGCCATCAATTAAGATGATTGATCTCACCGGGTATGCAACTGGTACTGCTGGTAATGAGGTATACATAAGGAATAACGATATTACATCTTCTACCTTTGTAACTTCTCCGGGTACAGATCAAATTAGTACAGCACCAGTAGTTACTAATCTCCTTGTTGGCGACCAAGTAACCTTTTCTACAACAACTACTATACCTTCCGGTTTAAGTACATCTGGTACATTTTATGTAAAGACAGTTAATTCTACAACTAACTTCACAGTTTCAGCAACTATATCTAATGGAGTTCCGGGTGATATAGTAGACATCACAGGAACAGGTTCAGGTACACATACTGTTTCTTTTGTTAATATAACCCAATCTAATGTACTTAGTTCTTCTTCTAATACAGATGTTAGGAACTACTTAGGTAACTTTGTTTCCACTAATCCATTTGAACCTAATAAATTATCAGCTACCACCATTGCCGACTTCACCTTTCTCTTGAACAAAACAGTTTATGTAGAACAGTCAAGTGATGATGCAGATGACAGAGACTATGAAGCATTAATTTACTTTAAGATAGGAGACTTTGGTGCAGACTATAAGGTAGAGATTAAGGAATGGAATGTTGATGCTGATGGTGAACCAGATATGGAAGTGAGAGCTTCCGGTCATGCAGATGGAGAAAATCCTTTACAAACACTCTCAGCAACATTCACAACTCCAGATAATAAGACTAAGAGTAGAAGTGGAGATCAGAATACTGAGTCAATAAATAATCAGTCTGCTGTGATCGTTAGTAATATAGCGAATAACTTATTTGCTGGGCCGGGGGTCTCTACTTTCACATTTACTGTTGTTGCAGCAACAGAGGTAATCACCACAAGTGCAGATCATGGATTAACTAAGGATGATACTGTAACATTTACAACAGCAGGGACTATTCCTACGGGATTAGCTGTAGATACTACTTACTATGTACTCACAACACCTCTTCCTACCACTCTTACTGTTTCTTTAACTAAGGGAGGCTCAGTCGTAAACATCACAGACACAGGTTCAGGTGTACATACTCTACATCGTCCTTTTCTTACAGACCTAGTTATACTATTGAAAGCTGGTGCTTCCGTAACTGATGTAGCAGAAAATGATGCTTATGTTGCAACTGCTGGTGGAGATGTATTATATTCTGGTTCAAAAGGTGTTATAGATCATGGTACATTTACTGGAACTGCCCTAAACAGATTAGGTTCTACTCATGGAACCTTCACTACTAAGTATGTTAAAGGTGAAAGTATCATGCACATTAGTAACAACAAGTATCCTTTTACAGTAGAAGTTACTGATGGTAAGGGTGATGCATACATGAGAGCAATTAATGGTAGTGATGAGGTAGCACAGTTTGGATACCTACCCGGCTCTGGACTGCCTTCTCCTAATGCAGATAACTTTGTTGCAAAAATATCTGGAGATAAGTCAACTGGACAAGATGACTACTATGTTAAATGGGAGGGTAATGTATGGAAAGAAACAATTAGACCTGTGTATCCCGGTGGTAAAGCAGATAGTAGTGGAGCACATGCACATGAAATAGTTAAGAAGAATGCGAGGACTAGTTTTAATAAAGCAACAATGCCTGTTAATCTCTATAAGGCATTTGGTACAGTAGATGGTGTTGCAGGTCGAATCTACTACATTCTTAGTACAGTAGATTGGTTATCTCGTACTGTGGGAGATTTAAACACAAACCCCTTTCCTTCATTTGCAAACTACACAGTAGGTGGTACTGATACTGTTGCACCTGTGGATGCAACTGATGCAACCTACACCATCAATGATGTATTCTTCCACAGGAACCGTTTAGGATTTGTGTCAGATGAGAATGTGATACTGTCTGAAGCAGGAGAGTACTTTAATTTCTGGCACAATACTGTGTTGTCTGTTTTGGATACAGCAGTTATTGATGTGGCAGTTAGTAATAACCAAGTAGCCATACTTAAATCTGCTATCCCCTTTCAGGAAAACCTTGTATTGTTCTCAGATCTCCAGCAGTTCAAACTAACTGCCGATGCCTTCCTCACCCCTACCTCAGTAACTGTTGACGTTGCAACGAACTTTGAGACCTCTACGGACACAAAGCCTGTACCAGCAGGTAAAACAATCTTCTTTCCATTTCAACGTGGGTCATTCTCAGGTATACGTGAATACTTCATTGACATTGCATCTGAAACAAATGATGCAAATGAAGTAACAGCGCATGTACCAGAGTACATAGAGGGTACAGTAAAGAAAATGGCGGTGTCCTCTAATGAAGAGGTCTTGCTGGTGCTGTCTGATACTAACCGAAGGGAACTAATAGTTTACAAGTACTACTATAATGATAAAGAAAAGTTACAGTCTGCATGGTCTAAATGGAAATTCGATGCAGAGATAATAGATGTGGAGTTCATTAGTTCAGTTGCCTTTATTCTATTCAGAAGAGGGGATGGGACTGATGATCCAGTTTATTTAGAGAAACTTAACTTATCCGTAGATAGTGCTATTGATGTAATTGATGACCAGATAGGAGTTAGGCTAGACAGGAGAGTTAAACTATCAAGTGGAGGAATTTCCTCATTACCATACTCAGATGCAGACTATGATAAATTAACAACAACTACAGTACAGATAAGTGGAAGTGGGCAATTTGGATCTAATTTAAAACTTAAAAGGTTAAACACAACTGGTAACTTTGCTCCAAGGATAGGACAAACATTCTCTGCTTCAGGAGTGAGTGGTATAAAGTATAAAGTAATCGCTACTGAGGCACTTGCTAGTGATGACACATGTACCATAAAGGTAACTCCATCAGTATCTAAGTCAGATCCGTGGGATGATGGTAAAGTTCTTACCTTTGATGAAAGAGAAGTTGAATACATAGTTGAAACAGGAGAGAAGATAACAGCAAGCCAGTTAGCAGGTGTACTAGAAAACGGAACTCAGCTATCTAACTCAAGAGGTAATAGTACTCCTGTAGTTTATGCTGGTGTACCTTATGACTTCAGATACCAGTTCTCACAACAGTTTGTTAAGAGTAACGAAAGTTCAATTAACTCAGGTAGATTACAACTGAGAAACTTTGAGATTTCCTATGATAAAACTGGTGCATTCACAGTAGAGATTTCACCAAGACCATTTGATGATCTTTACAGGGATGTCAACATACGAGAGTTCACAGGTATCATTGTGGGTACCTCCTTGTTAGGTAAGAAGGAACTGGAAACAGGAGTATTCAGGGTACCTGTGTACTGCAACTCAAGAGATGTTAAGATTACAGTTAATAGTAAGTCTTGGTATCCACTTGCTTTACAGTCTGCCGATTGGGAAGCCCTACAAGTACTAAGAAGCCAGAGAATTTAATGGGGTACAAAGTAAGAAAGACTGTTAGGAGCGACTGCCTAGTCTTATCCAAGAAGATGAGACAGACAGACAGGAATGAAATATGGAGTTCACACAGGGCTACTCCAATAGAAGCACTTGAACAGGGACTGAATGAGTCAGAGGACTTTTGTTATACTCTGTTACTAAATGAGGAAGTAGTTGGTATCTTTGGAGTAAACAGGGTGGATAACAAATCTGGAGAAGTGTGGTTAATGGGATCTAATAATATGACCTCAAACAAAAGTGGCTTCTATAAGGTATCAAAGGAGTATCTTAGATTATTCAGGAGAGAATTCGATATGTTATTCAATTATGTAGATAACAGGAATAAACAAACAAGTAAATGGCTTGAGAAACTAGGGTTTTCATTTGTAAAACAGGAGCCAGAATTTGGGGTAGACAGTATCCCATTTAATTTATTTATGATAGGGAGATAAAATGTGTCATCCGGCAGTTTTTATAGGAGCCGCTTTAATACAAGCTCAACAAGCTCAACAAGCACAAGACGCACAAGTTAGTGCTCATAATCAAGCAGTTGCTAAGAATGCAGAAATGCAGACTGAGGCATACCAGCATGATATGGCATCAGCTTACTCAGAAGAAATAAACATAGAGAAAGAGGGATACAAGAGTGCTGAAGATGCTGCTAGTGCGAAGTTGGAAATGCTTGTTATGGCACGAGAAGATCAGGCTAGGTTACGAGCACAGAACTTTGAAACAATAGGTGGAGGTCAGACTGCTGATGCAATTATGGGTAATCTAAGGAGACATATTTCCAATAATGTAAGAGACCTAGAGGATAACTTCCAAAGAGGAGTAACCTCAAGGAGACAAGAAAGAGGAGGAATTACCAGAGACAGAATCAGTAGACGACTGCAGTACAAGAGTTCTCTTCAAAGTATGGCTCCGCAATCGTATGCTTCTGCTGATGAGAGGGGTTTAAAAACGGCTGGTGCTGCTTTCGAAGGCTATGCTGGGTACAAAAGTTATACTAAAGTAACTCCAGCCGCAGACACAAAAGCAGACAAACCATGGTATGCATAGGATAACATAATGGCAACTTCAAAAGCAGAATTACTAGCTTCCGCTAGAAAGAAGGGACAAAAGCAACAGATCTTTCGTAGGGGGCGGGGCACTACCACAAGTGTACGACAACCTGCGGTTAAAGCTGCTGGAAAAGATGCGAAGGCGGTGTCCGACTTTTTAGGTACAATGTTGAAGTTTGGGCCGGGAGTTTTGGATGCTCACAATAGAGAGACAAAAGAAGAGAATAAGAAGATGGTTGCAAAAGGTGAAGCAGCTTATAAAAACGCAACTCCCATCCAAAGAAAACAGTTCCGAGACAACATCAGAAATGGAACAATATCAGGAGGAGAGAGTCCATACTTTAGAGAAGGTTTAAAAAGATCACAAGCTGATGCAATGGCATTAGAGTATGGGAATGAAGTTATGATGGCTTGGGAGAGTAGCGAAGCAAAGAATAGTGCAGATCCAGAAGCCTTTACTAGTTTCTTAGATGAGTTCCAGCATAAAGCAGAAGGCCCACCCGGTCAGAATCGTTCATGGATAGAACGTGTGGGTGATCTGGGTGACCATGTTGCTAATGAAGAGTTCCAGCCTAAAGCAGATGCAATTAAAAGACAACTGATGCAGATGCATTCAGAGCATCAGAGAAGTGAGTATAATATAAAGGCACAAGATACCAAACAAACTAGTGAATACCTGAAACTTAATAGTATAAATCCAGGGGTAGTAGCTGAACAAAAGGTAGATGAAAAAATATTAGATGATCTAGTTCTTGGTCGAAGAAACATACTTAATTCTAACATGAAAGTTCCTCGTATACCAAGAGATACTAGTACAGAAACTAAGTTTATAAATAATTATGTACAAGGACTCGGCCCTAGAAAATATAGAAGTAGACAAGAAGGGAAAAAGGAATGGGACAGAAAAGTGAGTAATATATCGGCATCATTAGACCATTTAATTAAAACAGAGATAGGAGAAGATGGGGCAAAAAAAGTATTTAGTTTAGCAGCATTTAAAAAAGAAGATAGACAAAATAATTCTGATGATCTTAAAAGATATCGAACACGTAGTAAAACCGAAGTAGCCAAAACTAAAGGTAAAGATACTCCACGATCATTTGCAGCAAATATGAAGATAGGTTTCACACCTACAGAAATCGCTGAAATAGAACAATTAGGTTTGGTGGCTGAAGATCAGAGTCTTCCGGGTCTAGCTCCTTCTCTTG